CTATCTTCAGAAGCAAAGGGAGATATAAACAAAGCTTTAGACATAGCAGGGTACAAACCTGGTGCTTCTTATGCAGTTGTAAATAGTCTGAAAGAAGAAATCATAGATGTTGCGACTAAGATTCTAGCAAAATCTGCTCCACAAGCTGCAAATAAACTTGTAGAGATATTAAATAGTGACGACCCTATTCCACAGGTTAATGCTAAACTTCAAGCAGCCCAGACCTTGTTAGACAGAGTGGGTGTTGCCAAAAGAGATAAGTTAGATGTAACGCATAGTGTAGGTAGTGGTATATTTATTTTACCAGAAAAGAAACCAGTAATAGAAGCAGAAGATGTAGAGGTTATAGATGAAGAGAAGAAATAGTTCTACTATACCTTTTGGTTATAAATTACTAGATGATAATAAAACTTTAGTAAAGGTTGATAAGGAATTATCAGCATTAAACGAAATTAAAGATGGTGTTAAGTCAGGTGCTTTTAGTTTAAGAGGAGCAGTTGAGATATTAGAACATCAAACAGGTCGCAAGTTATCTGCAATGGGATTAAAAAAGATTATTGACAGAGAACCTGAGAAACAACCAAATGGATTATTAAGTAGAGATGACGAGACAGTATAATTATAGCATTGACCAGAAAGCTAAGATGGCTGCTAGAAAAGCTGTCAAAGAAAAAGAAAAAGAAATTAAAAGATTAAAAAAGAATTTAGAAAATAAAACGACTAGACTTAGAGCAAAGAAAGAAGCTTTAGGTGTAGTTCAAAGAGCAGAGGATGATAAGGTATCTAAGAAGGGTACTGTTATGACTGAGAATCAGTTTGATACTCTGCCTAATAAAGTTAAGAATCTTCTAGAAGAAGAAAAAGAAAGAATTGTATTTAAACCTAATGTAGGTCCACAAACAGAATTTCTCGCAGCAGGAGAACAAGATGTTTTATATGGTGGAGCTGCAGGTGGTGGTAAGTCCTATGCAATGTTAGTTGACCCATTAAGGTATATGCACATAAAAGAACATAGAGCTTTGTTATTAAGAAAGTCTATGCCTGAGTTAAGAGAATTAATAGATAAATCTAGAGAGCTTTATCCTAAAGCATTTGCTGGTGCTAAGTTTAGAGAAGTAGAAAAGATTTGGAGATTTCCTTCAGGTGCATCATTGGAGTTTGGTTATCTGGACCGAGATGCTGATGTTTATAGATACCAAGGTCAATCCTACACATGGATAGGTATTGATGAATTAACTCAGTATCCTACAGAGTTTCCCCTTCAATATTTGCAATCACGATTAAGAACAACTAACAAAGATATACAATGCTTTATTCGGTGTACTGCAAACCCTGGAGGTGTCGGAGGTAATTGGGTTAAGAAAAGGTATCTAGACCCATCACCTCCGAATGAAAGTTTTATAGGTAAAGATGAAATAACTAGAAAATTTATACCTGCTAAGTTAGATGATAACCCATATCTAGCTGAAGATGGTAAGTATGAAAAAATGTTAGAATCTTTACCACCAGTACAAAAGAAACAATTACTAGAAGGTAACTGGGATGTTTCTGAAGGTGCAGCATTTGTAGAATTTGATTATGATACACATTGTATTGACCCATATGATTTACCTAAAAGATGGGAACGATTTAAAGGTATTGACTATGGATATGCATCTGAGTCTGCAGTTATATGGGCTGCATTAGACCCTAGTGATGAAACATTAATTGTTTATAGAGAATTATATCAGAAAGGTTTAACTGGAGAAGACCTAGCTAAAAAAATTTTTGAATATGAAAAAGAAGATAAACTATCTGTTAGTGGAGTGTTAGATAGTGCAGCTTGGGCAAGGACTGGAACAACAGGACCAACTGTAGGGGAAGTATTAACTATGGCTGGACATAAACTTAGACGAGCTGATAAAAATAGAATACAAGGTAAGATACAAGTACATGAAAGATTAAAATTAAATCCAAAGGGTAGACCTAGATTACAAATATTTAAATCATGTCCAAACCTTATAAGAGAATTACAGGGTATTCCTGTAGACCCAAACAAACCAGAAGATGTAGATACTAAAGCAGCCGACCATGCTTATGATGCATTAAGATACTTAATTATGTCAAGACCTAGAAGTATTAGTTCTTATGAACAAATGCAACAAATAAAAAAGTGGACTCCATCTGACCCAACATTCGGATATTAATATGAAAGAACTAAGAGAAACAATTATAAAAAGTTTACTAAGACACGCAGAAGGACATATAGAAAAACATTGTGCTAATATAGAAGTTTATTTAACTAACCCTGTAGGGGTAGGAGAACATCCTGATATACTAGAAGCAATTGAAAAAGAGTTAGCTGTGATAGCTGAGTATGAAGACCAAATATCAATTATAAGAAAATATTTAAGTTAATGCCTTTGTATACTTTTAGAAATAAAGATACAAGTGAACAATATGATAGAGTAATGTCATATGAAGAATTACAAGAATATTTAAAACAAGAAAATATAGAACAGATATTTAAAATAAATATTTGTAGATATTCAGATAATAATGGTGCAAAGGACCAGTTTACTGAATGGGCTAGAGATAAAAATATAACTGGTGATGGTGGATTTAAAACATATGGAAAAGCCAGAACCGATTACGATAAAAGAGAAGATGATAAAGAGAAAAATAAAAATAAATCCTAGAGCTAAAAGAGAAATAGATAGATACCCTCTAGTTTCTGTATACTGGTTGGATATTTGCTCCGACAGTTCATGGCAATCTTTAGATGCTTGTAAAAAAGCAAAGTTGCCTATATGTGTAACCAAAGGTCATTTACTTACTCAAAAGGGTGGTATCACTAGAATATTTGGTGACTATTCACTAGCTGATGAGGAGTCAGGTAAGATAGATGAGATTGGTAATACAACTATAATCCCTAATAGTGTTATAGTTGAAATCAAGAAAATAAGTTGACAAGGGTAGAGAATATCTGTATTATTACAGTAAGGGGAATTATTTATGGAATACAACAATGTTTCTTCTATGGACTCCGAAAAGGATAACAGAGAAGATAAAATAGAACCTTTAGTAGCTGAAATTAATTATAAGTTTAAAGCTGCATCTGATAAAAGACAAGATGATGAAGATAGATGGCTTCAAGCTTATCATAATTATAGAGGTAAATATTATAAAAATATTCAGTTTACTGAAAGAGAAAAGTCTAGAGTATTTGTTAAAGTAACTAAAACAAAAGTTCTAGCTGCTTATGGACAAATTATAGATGTACTATTTGGTACAGGTAAGTTTCCATTAATAATTCAAGAAACAAAAGTTCCAGAAGGTATATCTGAATATGCTCACATGAATCCCATGAAAGAAAAAATGGGAGATGAGAATATGCAACCTACTCCAGGTATAGAAGGTAATATGGATTACACTCCTGGTGAACAAATGGCTGAACCAAATATGGGTTTAGGTTTTCCTGGTGATGGAAACAACTTAGCTCCTGGTGCAACATTTAGTTCTGTACAAGATAATTTTTTAGGTGGACTAAGACAAAAATATGAAGAAGCAGAATTATCAGAAGGTCCAGCTAAACTTCCAGAGTTTCCTCAAATTAAACCAGCACAGATTGCTGCTAGACAATTAAATAAATTAATTGAAGACCAACTAGATGAATCAAATGCAAATATTATTTTACGAAATGCAATATTTGAATCTTGTTTATTAGGTACAGGAATTATAAAAGGTCCATTTACTTTTAACAAAACTTTACATAGATATAATTTATCTGGTAATGGTAATGCTAGAGAGTATGCTCCAGAGTTTGTTAAAGTACCAAGAATAGAATTTTGTAGTGTATGGGATTTTTATCCAGACCCAAATGCTAGAAGTATGGAAGAATGTGAATATGTAATTCATAGACATAGATTAAATAGAAATCAATTTAGAGATTTAATTAATAGACCATTCTTTTCAAAAGAAAAAATTGAAGAGTGTTTAGCTATGGGTGGAAACTATACTAAACAAGATTGGGAAACAGATTTAGATTTAGAAAATAATACTTATGGTGATATAGAAAAAAACCGATATGAAGTTTTAGAATATTGGGGAACTATAGATGCTATGACTGCAAGAGAATATAATCTTGAAATAGATGAAGCAGTATCTAATATGTCAGAGATACAAGTTAATATTTGGACAGTTAGAGGTAAAGTAATTAGAATTGTAGAAAATCCATTTAAACCTTTTAGAATACCTTATCAAGCTTTTAACTATGAAAAAAATCCATATCAATTTTTTGGTATAGGTGTACCAGAAAATATGGATGATGCTCAATCAATTATGAATGGTCATGCAAGAATGGCTATTGATAATTTAGCATTAGCAGGTAATTTAGTATTTGATATTGATGAATCTGCTTTAGTAAATAATCAAAGCATGGAAGTATTTCCAGGTAAGATATTTAAAAGACAAGCTGGTGTTCCAGGTCAAGCAATATATGGAATTAAGTTTCCTAATACTGCACCAGAGAATATGCAAATGTTTGATAAGTTTAGACAACTTGCAGATGAATCTACAGGAATACCATCATACTCACATGGACAAACTGGAGTACAAAGTATGACAAGAACAGCATCAGGTATGTCAATGCTTATGGGTGCTGCATCATTAAATATAAAAACAGTAATTAAAAATATAGATGATAGTTTAATTAAACCTTTAGGAGAATCTATGTTCCAATGGAATATGCAATTCTATGAAGGTGAGTTACCTATCATTGGAGATTTTGAAATTAAAGCAACAGGTAGTTCTTCTTTGATGAGAAAAGAAGTTAGAAGTCAAAGATTAACAATGTTCTTACAAACAATTCAAAATCCACAAATAGCTCCATTTGTTAGAATATCAGAAGTCATAAAAGAATTAGCATACTCTTTAGATTTAGACCCTGATGAAATATTAAACTCTAAAGATGAAGCAGAAATTCATGCTAAAATAATAGGATACCAAAATGTTAACCAAGGAACTAGCCCTCAAGCTATTGACCCTAGTCAACTCGGAGCAATGGCAGAGTCTGGAGGAGTACCTCAACAAGGTGCAGGAGCAGACAACACAGGAAATGGCGAAATCCCAGAACCTACAGATAATCCACCAATGCCAGGGCAGATGGAATTTTCTGGAACGACTGAAGAACCTGCCTAACCAAGTAAACGAATTAAAAAAAAGTGTTGACTAATAACACTTGCATTGTTATAATAACAACTAAGGATTAGAATTATGATGAAAAAGAATAAACCTATCAATATGGCTACTGGTGGTCTTATGAATATGCCACCTTTTATTAAAAAATCTGAAGAAGAAAAAGAAAAGGGTATTACTGCATATGATGTTAATACACCTAAAGAAGCTAGACAAGGTTTACCTTCAAGATTATTAGCACCTTCAAGAACTAGATTTGAAGTAGGTGGTAATTTAGATAAAGATGGTAGTGGTGATATAACTCAAAAAGATATTTTAATAGCAAGAGGTGTTCTTGATGGAGATGGTAATTTAATTTCAAAAAAGAAAGCAGCATATGGTGGTTTAATGAAAAGACAAAAATATAATGTTGGTCAATCAGTAGCTAAATTAAAAGAAATAAAATTACCTATTGATGATGATGTATTAGATGAAGATACATTTGAAGAAGCTCCAGCAGAAGGAGATATTCCAGGTGAAGCTAATGCAGTTAAAGATATTTTAATTAAAAGACAAATAGAAAAATTAGAAGCTATGGAATCTATTACTGATGATGAATCTCAAAAACAAAAAATTAAAAATCAAATAGACCAATTAAAAAATAAAATGACTAAAGTAAAAGCATCTACTGGTGGATTATTAAAAATGTCTATTGGTGGTCAAGCAGGTTTATCTGAAAAATATGATAGACGAAGAGATTATCAAGCATATGCAGAGGGTGATATGGTTGAAGATGAATCATTAATGTCTCCACCAGATATGAATCCTAATATGAAAATGGAAACTGAAGATGATATGGATATGGGAGATATGGATGCTGTAGTAGATACATCAGCTTTATCAGATGAAGAAGAAAAAGTTGTTGATGATGCAGTAGAAATGTTTCCAGAACTAGAAGCTATTATTCCAAAAATAGTTGCAACAGAATTTACAGATGATGGAGAAGTAGAAGGACCAGGAACAGGAACTTCAGACTCTATCCCAGCACTTTTATCAGATGGTGAATTTGTATTTACAGCAAAAGCAGTTAAACATATTGGTGTAGACAAATTAAGAAAGATGATGAAAGATGCAGAAGCAGCTTATGACTCAGGTATGCAAAGTCAAGAAGCTGATGCTGCAATGGCTGAATAACAGAATTTACAGAGAAAGGTAACTCTGTGGATAGACAAGCTACCTTCTAGCAATAGAAGCCCTTGTAGTTTTGTTTTTAAACCCAAACACCTACCTTAGCTACCTTCAGTTAAGACGAAGCCCTAAAGGAGGACAATATGAGTGAAGAAAACAAAGAAGGAAACAAAGTTCAAGCAAATCCTTATAACATGAGAAAGTCTTGGCACACAGATAATGTAATGCCAACTGACCTTAAAAATGCTGATAGTGGATTGTTTGTGCCAAACCCTGATAGTAATAAAGGTGAACCAGAAGCTACTGCTCAAACGAGCAACCCTGAAGGTTCTACTAATAATACTACAGCAACTATGGATAAGGTCCAAGATTCTGCATTAAATGTAGAAACTAATCCTTATAACAAAGTTGATTACAAAAAGAGATATGACGACCTAAAACGATATTATGATAGGAAGTTAGGTGAGTGGACATCAAAGGAAAATGACCTCAAGACTCAGTTAAGAGAGAATAGACCTAAGTATACACCACCAAAATCTAAAGAAGAGTTAGACTCTTTTAAGAAAGACTATCCTGACATATATGGAGTTGTAGAAACTGTATCTCACTTGCAATCTGAAAATCAGATGCAAACTTTACAAGAAGAGGTAGACTCTTTGAAAAAGCAAAATAATGCTTTAGCTCAAAGAGAAGCACAGTTAGAGTTAGCGAGATTACATCCTGACTTTGGAGACATTAAAGAATCAGATGATTTCCATAACTGGGCAGACTCACAACCCATGGAAATTAAATCATGGATTTATGAGAACAACTCAGATGGTAGACTTGCAGCAAGAGCAATTGACTTATATAAGAAGGACCGAGGACTTGGTTTAGATAAAAAAACTACGAAAGAAGTTCAACCGACTCAAGGAGCAGACTTGTTAGTTAAGACTAATGAACAAGTTCAAATCCCTAAATCTAATGAACCTACTTTCAATCGTTCTGATATAGCTAATATGTCAGATGCAGAGTTTATGGAATACGAAAAACAAATTCTAAAAGCTCAAAGAGAAGGAAGAATTAAATAATTTTTCTTTCATTTTTTATTAACCAATAACAAAGAAAAGGAGTATAACCATGGCTAAATTTCAAGGTGGTTCATCTTACAACTTTCTTACTTCTGTTTCAGGGCAAACTAATGGTTTCTTTATCCCTGAGATATATTCTAAGAAAGTACAAATCGCACTTAGAAAAGCTGCTGTTGCAGAAGCAATCTGTAACACAGACTATATGGGTGAGATTTCAAACTTTGGTGATACAGTAAACATCATCAAAGAACCTCAAATATCAGTAGCAGATTACACAAGAGGTCTTGCTGTAACTTCTACTAACTTAACAGACCAAGAGCTTGTTCTTACAATTGACCAAGCAAAATCATTCTCTTTCAAATTAGATGATTTAGAGAGAAGATTTTCTCATGTCAATTTCCAAGCAATAGCATCAGACAATGCTGCATACAAACTAAAAGATGCAATGGATAGTAATATCTTAGCAGCTATTAGTGCAGGTGCTGGTGTTACAACTGGAATGGGAACAACTGGAACTCCGATTGATATCGGATTTGCTTCTGGTGAAGTAGACCCTCTAAATCAAATGGCACTTGCTGCTAAAGAATTAGATGTCAACTCAGTACCAGAAGAAGGTAGATGGTTCGTAGCTCACCCTGAGTTTTACAATGTACTATCAAACACAGCTTCTAAATTGTTAACTGTTGACTTCAACGCAGGTCAAGGTTCAATTAGAAATGGTTTGGTTGCATCTGGACAACTTAGAGGTTTCTCTATGTACAAATCTACTAATGTTCCTACTAACGACTTATCTGGTGCTTCACCTGCTGGTTCAGCAACTGCACCTGAAGCTTTATTCGGACACATTTCAGCAACATCTGCTGCATCTGCAATGAATAAAGTAGAGACTGTTAGAGATACATCTACATTCTCTGATATCGTTAGAGGTCTAATGGTTTGGGGTAGAAAAGTATTAAGAACTGACGCAGTTGGTAAAATCATATATGTGATTGACTAATAGTTAGTCTTAGTATAATATACACTATACTTGATGGAGGGGTTGCAATATACCCCTCTATCCTAATTTAGGAGACAGAATTATGATAGAAAAAATTAAATCAAAATTACAATCTATATCTACAGATGCAAAACATTTATGGGCTAATCATAAAAAAGTTTGTATAGCTGTTGCAGTAATAGTTGTAATACTAATAATAATTTAAGGAGAAAATATGCCTGGATATGGAATGAAGAAAAAACCAATGAAACATGGTGGTAAAGTTCACAGAAATAAAAAAGGTCATGGTGGTGTGATGATTGTCAAAATGACTAAAGATAAAAAGAAAAAAAAGTAATAGGTAAATAAATGGGTTTATTATCTTCACCTGCATGGACTCGTAAAGAGGGTAAAAATCCTAAAGGTGGTTTAAATGCTAAAGGTAGAGCTTCCTATAATAAGGGTCGTACTAAAACAGGTAAGAAGCGAAACCTAAAACCACCTGCACCAAATCCAAAAACTAAAAAAGATAAAGCAAGAAGAAAAAGTTTTTGTGCTAGGATGCGTGGAATGAAAAAGAAACTTACTTCAGCTAAAACAGCAAGAGACCCTAATTCAAGAATTAATAAATCATTAAGAGCATGGAATTGTTAAATGGCAAAAAATTACTTATCAATTGTAAATGAATTACTAGTAGAGATTAATGAACCAGAATTAACTGGTGTAGCTAGTGCAGTAGGTATTCAAAAACAAGTAAGCAATTGTGTTAATAGAGCTTACTTTGATATTGTAGATGCAGTAGATAATTGGGCATGGTTATCTACCAATACTCCACAAAATGAATATTATGGAAATACTTTTGTAGAAACAACATCAGGTACTAGATGGTATCTTTTAAAAACTGGTTCTGCAAATATAGATTCAGATTATGATGCAGTTGATTGGGATAGATTTACTGCAACTACAGAAGGTGTATCAGGTAAATCAGCTCCACATACAATTAATAAATTAAGTTTTATTACATTAGATGTATGGAGAAATACTTATGCAAGAAATGAAGAGTTAGATAAATCTAGTTCATCACCTTCATATGGAGTACCATTAAGAGTTATTAGAAGTTCAGATGGTAGAAGATTTGGATTATCACCAATACCTAATGGTGTATATAGAATTTATTTTAATGCTTATAATAGACCTGCAGCTTTATCTGCAGATTCAGATGAAGTATTATTTCCAGAACAATATAAACCTGTATTATTAGCAAGAGCAAGATATTATATTTATCAATTTAAAGATAACATTGCTCAGTCACAATTAGCTTTGGATGAATATAAAAAAGGACTACAAACAATGTCTGATAAATTAAATTCACCACAACCTAAATATATGACTGATGTAAGGTTTACTTATTTATTACCATAGGAAAATAAATGGCAACACAAGGAGCATCCATTACAGTACAAGGTGGATTAGATTTAGTATCTAGTTCTCACGCATTATTTAGAACTCCAGGTGCAGCTACTAAATTACAAAATTTTGAATCATCTACTACAGGTGGTTATAGAAGAATAAGTGGTTATAAAAAATTTGGTGGTACTAGTGGAGTAATTCCATCAGGAGTTTCTACTGAATCTATTGAAGGATTATTTCCATATGCAGATGGAGTTTTAGTTTGTCAAGGTGATGATATTTATTGGAGTACTACTGGAACAAGTTATACTCAAATTAATAAAGATACATATAAAACTAAAACAGGAACAGTATCTGTAACAGCAGGTAGTCCAACAGTTACAGGAAGTGGTACAGCTTTCTTAACAGAGTTTGCTGCTAATGATAGAATACAAATTAATAATGTTAACTATAGAGTATTATCTGTAACAAGTGATACAGTATTAACTTTAGATTTTAATGTAGTATCAAGTGTAAGTGGACAAGCTGTTAAAAAAAGTGGTATGTCTTTATCAGATTTATCTAGTGCAACAGTAGTAGCTAGAACAAATCAATCAAATATTCAATTTGTTAATTATGAATCTGAAGGTAATTTTGGTACTGTTTATATTGTAGATGGTGCTAATAAAATAGCAGAGTTTCAAATAACAACAGTTGGTGGTTCAAATGTATTTCATTTTGAAACATTAGAAAGGTCAACACCTGTTAATCCTAAAAGAGTTACAATATTTTCTGAAAGATTAATAGTAGCTGGACAATCAACTTCTGATAGTACAGTTGCATATAGTACTAGATTAAAACCATATGATTTTACTGGTGCTTCTGCAGGTACTATAGATACTGGAGATGTAATTGTAGGTATAAAAGTATTTAGAAATAGCTTAGTCATATTTTGTAAAAATAGTATATTTGAGTTGACAAACCTAGATTCTACCCCTATACTTAAATCAGTAACCAAAAATATAGGTTGTGTAGATGGCAATACAATTCAAGAGATAGGTGGTGATTTAGTATTTTTAGCACCTGATGGATTAAGAACTATTGCTGGTACAGCTAGAATTGGTGATGTTGAATTAAGTTCTATTAGTAGAAAAATATTACCATTAATAAATAATTTATTAGATAACATATCTAGCTTTACTATATCTAGTATGGTTATTAGAGAACGAAGTCAATACAGATTATTTTATTTTCAATCTGGTCAAGCAGCTTCTTCTCAAAAAGGAATTATAGGAACTTTTAAATTTGATGCTAATGGTGTTCCTGCATTTGAATGGAGTGAAACACTTGGCATGGAAATTAAAAGATGTACTTCAGATTTAGATATAAATAATAAAGAAGTACAATTTGGTTCTAATGAATCTGGTTATGTCTATCAATTAGATACTGGAAATAATTTTGATGGTTCTAATATAGACGCACAATTTCAAACACCAGATATGGACTATGGAGATAATGGTTTAAGAAAAAGTTTGTATGCAGTAAAAGCAAACATAGAACCAGAAGGTACTAATAATAATTTAAAACTATTAGTAAGATATGATTTTGAATCTACAGAAGTTCCACAACCAGGAAGTGTTAATGTAGGTAATTTAAGTAGTGCTGCAGTATTTGGTGCATCATCATCAGTATTTGGTACTTCAGTATTTGGAGCAGTAGTACTACCAAGTAAAAGAATGATTGTAACTGGTAGTGGTTTTTCAAATAACTTTAAATTTTTTTCAAATGATACAGATGCATCTTACTCAGTAAATGGAATGTTTGTATCTTTTATAGCAGGAGGAAGAAGATAATATTATGGCAGGATATACTAGACAACGAACTATTGCAGATGGTAATACAATTGCAGCAGATTTATTTAATGGTGAATATAATCAAATTGTAAATGCATTTGATGTAACTAATGGACACAAACATGATGGAACTGCAGCAGAAGGTCCAGTAATAGGATTAATTGGTGATGCAGGTTTAGCAACTCCATTAAATAAAATTGTAGTAGATACAAGTAATGACCATTTAGAATTTTATGTAAAAGTTTCTGGTGCTGCTACTGAACAACTTAAAATTCAAGATGGTGCTATTGTACCTGCAACAGATAATGATATAGATTTAGGAACATCATCTTTAGAATTTAAGGATGCTTTTTTTGATGGTACTGTAACACTAGATGGTTTAGTAATTGGAAGTGCTACAAGTATTACAGATGTTGATACAGATTTAACATCTGTTTCAGGAAGTGATGATACATTAGCTAGTGCTAAAGCAATTAAAACATATGTTGATGCACAAGTTACAGCTAGTGATTTAGATTTTTCTGGTGATAGTGGTGGTTCTCAATCTGTTGATTTAGATTCACAATCATTAACATTAACTGGTGGAACTGGTATTGATACTACAGGTTCTGCACAAACAATGACATTTGCAATTGATTCTACAGTTGCAACATTAACAGGTTCACAAACATTAACAAATAAAGTTATTGATGTAGATAATAATACAATATCTAACATTGAAGTAGATAATTTAAAATCAGGAGTATTAGATACAAATATAAATTCAGTATCTTCTTCAGATGATACACTTGCTTCTGCAAAAGCTATTAAGACTTATGTAGATGCACAAGTTGCTACAGTACCAACAGGAGATATAACTTCAGTTATTGCAGGTGATGGTTTAACTGGTGGTGGTACATCTGGTGATGTAACATTAAATGTAGTTGGTGGTACAGGTATTGATGCTAATGCAAATGATATTGCTATTGATTCTACAGTAGCTACACTTACAGGTTCACAAACATTAACAAATAAAATTTTAACAAGTCCTACTTTAACAAGTCCAGTACTTAATACAAGTTTAAGTGGTACAGCATTTAAAGATGAAGATGATATGTCATCTGATTCAGCTACTGCAGTTGCATCTCAACAATCTATTAAAGCATATGTTGATAATGAAATAGCAAGTGTTCCAATAGGAGATATTACAGCAGTAACTGCAGGTACAGGTTTATCTGGAGGTGGTACAACAGGAGCAGTATCTTTAGCTATTGACTCTACAGTTGCTACTTTAACTGGTTCTCAAGTTTTAACAAATAAATCAATTGACTCAGATAATAATACAATTACTAATATAGTTAATGCTGATATTAAAGCAGCAGCAGCTATTGATGCTACTAAAATAGCAGATGGTAGTGTAACAAGTACAGAGTTTCAATTTATTAATAGTTTATCATCTAATGCTCAAACACAGTTAGATGCTAAACAAGCTACTATTGATGCATCTAATAGATTAAATGCTAATCTAATACATGATGGTTCAGTAGATAATACAGAATTTGGATATTTGAATGGTGTAACTTCTGCTATTCAAACTCAAATAGACACAGCTAATACTAATATTAGTGGAAAAGCTAGTAATGGTTTTGCAGTAGCAATGGCTATTGCATTATAGATTGTGTTGACAATATGACAAAAAAAAGGTATAATTAGGATAATTCTATGGCACAAGATTTTGAAAGAACTTTACAACAAAATATCTCAAACAGCTCTGGGTCTCCTACAACATTAAGAGCAGCAGCAGATTCTGATGATGCTATCATAGGTGTTAGATGTGTTAATACTTCAGGTACATCAGTAAATGTTACTGTTTATGTAGAGAACAGTTCTACTAATTATCATATTATTAAAGATGCACCTATTCCTACAGGTGGTTCTTTAGAATTGATTGATGGTGGTTCTAAAGTTGTTTTACAATCTGGAGATGCAGTTAAAGCTTTTGCTTCAGCAGCTTCTTCTGTTGATATTATAACAAGTGTTGTAGATACAATCTCAGCATAATAAAGGAAATAGTAAATGCCCTATATAGGTAGAACACCTGCAAATGCAGCGATAACAGCAGATGATTTAGATAATGGTATAGTTACAGCAGATAAAATTGCTAGTAATGCTGTTACTACTGTTAAAGTAAATGCAGATGCTGTTACAAAAGATAAAACTGAATTTATTTCAGATGGTACAGCAGGGTTAGAAATTAAAGGTGATGGCTCAAGTGTTGATGGATATATACAATTAAATTGTCATGTTAATAGTCATGGTGTAAAAATTAAATCACCTCCACATTCAGCAGGTCAATCATATACACTTACTCTTCCACAATCAATAACTAATGGATATTTTTTAAAAACAGATGGTTCAGGTAATTTATCTTTTGCACAAGCAACAGAAACAAAACCAACTGTAGCTGATGTATCACAAACTATTGCACCATCTACAGCTACATCATTTAATATTACTGGAACAAATTTTAGTGGTATACCTAAAGTAGAATTTATTAAAACAGATGGAGCAGTTACAAATGCTAACTCTGTAAGTTTAACAAATTCTACTACACTTGCAGTAAATGCTACATTAGCAAATGGTAGTTATTATGTAAGAATAGAATTAGATGATGGTAATGCAGCAAGAAGTACAAATGCAATTATAACTGCAAGTACATCTCCTACATGGACAACATCAGCAGGTTCTTTAGGAACTATAGCTGGTGATTTTTCTGGAACTGTGGCAACAGTTGCAGCAAGTTCTGATAGTGCAATTTCTTATTCTGAAACTACATCTGTATTAACAAATGCATCACAAGCAAACTGTACTTTAAATAGTTCTACAGGTGTAATTACAACAACAGATTTTGGTGGTAGTTCAACAAGTGCTACAACATATACATTTACTTTAAGAGCAACAGATGCCGAAGGTCAAACAGCAGATAGAACATTTACTTTAACTTCTAGCTTCGGTTCAACAGGAGGAGCGCAATTTAACTAATGAGTACATCATATGTAATAAAAACTGGTTTAACAGCATCTACAAATACCTCATATACTATTTCAATGTGGGTTAAATTTACTAAAACAAGTGTTGCTAGTGGTTCACCTTATATGTGGAGCTGTGGTGCGCAAGGTAGTGGAGCGCAAGGTTTGTATATAAATAATTCTGATATGAAATTAGGTTACTATGGTCATAGTGGATATACTTCACATTCTGGTTTAAGTGATGGTTCATTGAGAGATTGTTCTGGTTGGTATCATATCGTTTGGAGTGTAAACGCAGGAACAGGAACTTGTTATATTAATGGTGTTCAACAAGGTTCAACTCGTACAGGTATTGCTCCTCTTAATGCTCATGGTGGAACAGAAATGGCACTCAATACTTATGTCGGCACAAGTTATTCTACTTATGATGACTTAGGTCCTTTAATGTCTCACGTTCATTTTATAGATGGAACAGCTTATCCTGCTACTACTTTTGGTGAAACCGACAGTACAACTGGTGAATGGAAAATAAAAACTTCACCATCAGTTACATATGGCACAAATGGATTCTTTTTATTTAAAGATAATGCTTCAGTAAATGACCAGTCAGGTAATGGTAATAATTTTACTGCTACTGGAACTGTTACACAAACTGAAGATAATCCTAGTAATGTTTTTGCTACATTTAATCCATTAATGCTTCCAGGTTCTATGAATTATATTAATGGAAATACAAGCATTAGACCACAAGCAAATAGTGTAGATTTTCAAGGAGCTTCTACTTTAGCATTTTCATCAGGTAAATGGTATGTAGAATTTAAATATTTAGAAAATGATGGACATCAAATGTTTGGAATTTCAACAACAAAAGGTTGTGCAGAAAATAAAAGAAATGACGAATATGTTGGTGAAACTGCATCAGGTGTTTCAATGTATGGTTCAAATGGAAATATATATGAAAATAATTCTACTACAAGTTATGGAAGTGGTTGGGGTAATAATAGTATAATTATGATGGCAGTTGATGCAGATAATAATAAAATTTATTTTGGAAATAATGGAACTTGGTATAACTCAGGAAATCCATCAACAGGA